GTGCAAGTTGCCGCACCCAATGTTGCAGTTCCTGTGCTTTGTGTCCAAGTTACTGTGGCTATGGATGGGTCTGCTCCACCTATGTTTGTATTACTAACTTTTGTAAGGTCTGTTAAAATATGACTTGCGGTTGTTGGTGCATTTGCATTTGTGCAAAATGCTAATTTTAATGTATTCGCACTTAGGTCGTGGAGTTTTGCTCCTAAATCTAATGTGAAATAATATGTTTTACTTAATGTTACTGACATAGTTTTTAGATGTAGGTCATCACCCTATTTAATAATTTAATTATTAGATACTATTTATTGTTTCAGGGGTTATTGCTGAACTCTCATCTTTTCTTTTACGGCTATATGTTCTTGCTATTTTCCCAACCAATCCCCTGTCTTTATCACCTTCATATTTTAGTACTTCGTTTGCCCAAAAGTTAGCACTTGGCAATCCTTTTCTTCCGGCATACATTGCAGACATTCTTGTTGGGATATACTCTTGAAGTCTGCCGTCTATCCCTGGTTTTTTAGTAGTATCAGAACTTGTAAAATATGTTGTTTCTCGGTTAATAAATAACTTAATTCCGTTTGTATAACTGTAGTCGGGCGCTAAATCTAAGTAGATAGCGTTACCCGTTTTATCATAGCTCCCTGGCTTACCTGTTTTTGCTTGGCCATCAACTATCCCCATTGCCTCGCCACGGCTTTGCTGATCTTCGCATTCTAAATCTCTAAACACACCATTTGAATCGGCAATCATCACTCTATAAATATCTAAAATCAAACTACCCTCTTCATCTGTGGTGAAGTGGTAATCTGATTGCCCAGATACTAAGTCAAAAGTAATAAATGGGTCTTTGGTATGGTTAGAGTCATCAAATTGAGCCATTCCTGAGGCTTCAATAGCAATGCCATTAAAAATATCTAAGGCGATGTTAGCATCTCTTACTTTTTCTATCATAGGATAACTCACTAAGTCTGTATTTACATTTGAATCTACGAGTTCGCAGATTCCTGATTTAGTTGATGGAGCTGAAAATACTATACTCATATATTTATTATTTATAATTTACTTATCCTTGCCAACGTCTTTTTGACATTGACAAAGGAAGGAAACTATTAGCTAGCGCTAAATGGTGTTGCTACTGTAGAAGTTCCATTTGTAACTCCTGTAACTAACCAAGTTGTGCTATTTAAGCAAGTGCATCTAAAGGAATCTCCTTTGATACCACCTGTAGTTGTTCCGTTAAGAATAACTGAGATATAGCTTGAACCAACCAATGCTTTCCAAATTGCAACTCCGTCTGATGTGTCTGTGTCGCAATTTATAATTGAACCTACCATAAGTTCTGAAGCAGAACCTGTGATAACTTTGTAAGAAGGTGTTGTGTTTGTTACAGAACACGCAAAGTCAAAGAATGTTCCCACTCTTGGAGTTGTTGGAAGGGTTATTGTCCTGCCTCCTGCTCTGTCCAATAATACTAAAGAACCAGATTGATCTGCACTAAGAGTCAAAGTTGCTCCTATGCTTGAGATAACTGGGAGTCTTCGGTATTTTGGAATTGCTGGAGGATATTGTGTTTCATTACTCAATTTTGTGATTATCTTGTTATTTTTTTAAAGATAATTATTTAATTATTTATCCTATGGAGAGGGAAGTGTTACGCTTCCCTCAGCCATAAGTTTTTCTACTAGGCTACTCGCAAATCAAATGCGACTGGAACCATCTTGGCCCAGGCTTTAAACTTGCGGTCAATTCTGCTCTCTAATCCAATGCCAGAAATTTGTGCGCCAGATACAACTGGATTGACAATCTGTTTCATCTTTCCATAAGTATCTTTCACAATATAAACTGTCATTGCTTTCTTTACTCCTGCAAAGACGTGTGTTGCCACGTTCTTTGAGGTTGAATAATGTTCAACACCAAGATATTTGAAACCTTGCTTGATACCATTTTTCAAAGCATCGTCTGCGGTATTGAATCCTTCTGAAGAAGCTAGCAATTCTACTAATGTGTAGTCTGCTTCTCTCCATTGAATAAAGATACCGTTTCTGTCTGCCATTGTTCCGCCTCCGGCTGTTCTGATTATCTGTTTAATACCAGCAATTATCGCTTTAATGTTGCTGATAGAAACTGTGATTGTTGTATCTCCTGCTCCCAATACTCCCGAACCAACATCTCCTAAGTTAGTCCATTGAGCGTGTTCTAACAACATCGCTGTTTCTAAAGTCTCATTCAACAATGTACCCATATTGTCGGCGATTTCCATAAAGTCTGAAAAAGACTTCTGGGCCAAATCTGCATCGTCAATATGTTCTGCTGAATAGCTGTAATCTGACACTGTTACTGTCTCATCGTTTGTTGCAACTGCAACTGATGTGTAACCTGTTCCTCTTGTACCAGTTGCTACTGTTACATCTGTTAGATAAGGATTTCTAACTATACCTGTACTGGTATATTTTACATCGCAAACTTCTTTCCAAATGCAAGGAGCTGAAAGCCTTTCTTGCAAGCGCGTTTCGTACGCAAGTGATGGAATTACTGCCACGTTAGTTTAATAATGTCAAGTAATATAATTAGATATGCTATTTATAAAATCTTGATATTACTGATTAAATTTATATATTTAATCAAATGTTTCAGATTTATTGGTTGTAGAATTTGCCTGTATCTTTTGCTTTAGCGTGCAATGCGTTGACTACTTTAGTTCTCATATCTGTTGGAACTTCTGCTAAGTTTTCAGCGTTAGGGCCAGCTTTCGCTACCCAATATTCAACACTATCAGTTGCCACTCCACTTGAGCGTTTGCCCGTTGGTGTAGCATCTGCGGTTTGAGCCAATGCTCTAAAGTTTTCAAGTTCCGTTTTGAAGTATCCATTTTCTAATAAAGACTCTACATCTTTACCGGATTGCTTCATCTGGGCTTGTACAAATTCAAATTCTTTTGAACCTTTTATACCGTTGCTGGTTAAAAAGGCTTTTGCACCTAAATCTAAAATATCTGATTTGCTTACAGGCTTTTGCGTGACTGGGGCCTCAACTGGTTTAGAGTTATTAGCCTTAAATCTTTCAGCTCTCGTTTTATTGCGTTGAGCAATACCACGATTTTGTTCAGCAATTTCTCGCTGTGCCTCTGCAAGAGCTTTGTAATCTGTAGTATCATTTCCATCATCGTCTTTTGTTTCTACGATAGCTGGAACTGGTATTACATCTTCTACCTCGTCATTTATATCTGTCATCTGATTTTGAAAAGAATCATAACTTTGGTTGAAATGATAAACCATTTAAACACAAATTTTACGATAACTTTTTATTTATGTGGGAGTAATAACCCAACTCACTTTTGTTAAGGTGTGATAACCATTTATTTATTCTGCTTTTGGTTCTTCTACTGGTGCAGTTGGTTCTGCAACCGGAACTTCTGGTGTAGGGATTTCCTCTACAACTTCAGGAGTAACTGTTTCAATAATGTCTGTCATTGTTTTTTTATTTTAATTATTATTTACTTGACCTTTAATATAAATCCACTACAAAACTAACATCCACAGCTCCACCCACCGTGCAGAAAATTCCTTTGGTGAAGTCCGAATCACCTAAGTCAATCCATCTGCCAAATTCTGCTGTTAGAGTTCCAAGTGTTATAGTGTTAAACATTACCTTACTGGTTAATCCAGTTCCTGAAGCTAATGTTGCAGCTCCCCAAGCATAGTTAGTTAAGGTTGCTGTAGTTGTTATGGCATTTCCAGCTACTCCGTTTAACCTTGATTGAATTACTTGAGTTGTTGTTGCGTTAGTTGTGGCTTTAACATCTTTATGAGCAGTAGTCCCAGTTGAATATTCGGTTCCGGCTGTTCCTGAAGCATTTATTGCTGCTTTCAAGTTATCCAAGAATGTTGCCTCATCTGTTACCCATAAGATTTCGTCTGCTACTGCGGTCGCTCCAATAGTTTCTGATAGTTCTAATACTGCTGTATAAACTCTGCCGTTTATTGTAATTGTGGCTGTATCAGAAGTTATTGCTGGGTTAGCGTTTCCTGTGCCTCCTCCACAAGTAGTATCGGCCCAAGCAGTGTTAGCCATTGTTTTGGTTGTGGCTAAGGCGTTTATAACTGCTACTTCTGCGGCAGTACCCATTAACCTTGATCTAATTGTCAAAGTTGTTGCATCAGAAGTTGAGCAAACAAATACTGTGTGGGCCACTGTGCCTGTAGAATAT